TTCACCGTCCTCGACTACGCCTCAAACGGCGGCGTACCAGATCGTCTCGTCGTGCGGAATCTGCCAGACGGAACACCGTGGGTGTGCTGGGTCGAAATCAAGGTCGAAAAGGGAAAACTACGCCCAAGCCAAGAAAGGTTCCGACAAGTGTTTGAGCCACGCGGTGAGTTCTACGTTGCGCGTGATCCCGAGGAAACGGTGCGAGAACTCATGGATCGGTACATTTGCGCCATAAAACCCGAGCAGTTGCGTTGACAATTTATCTCGTATACGAGATGCTAGAAATACCCATTTTCCGCTAAAAATCCGAGGGATTTGCGATGGCCGACACCCGTAAAGACAAGTTGCAGGCTATGTTGGAGGCGATGGAAGCATCCAAATCCAAGATGACCCGCCAACAACTGCTGGACATTGCTAACCAGAAGGCCAAGCCGGAGGGTTACGAGGAAGGCGTCCTTGAGGCTGAAGTGAACAGTCGCCTCGGTCGCCCGGTCGCCGAAGCTAAGAGCATCATGCCGCCGCAAGTGGAAGTCATGGAGGTTGAGGCCGTTCCCGTTGATGAAATGGGTAAAGCCGTCAATCTGCCGTACATGGGCGAAAAACGAGAAAGCGTCACGCTCCCCGACAAGGGTGGCGTTCAGAGGGTTCGGAAGCTCTTTCGCCTTTATCGGATGATGCAGTAATGAAACACCAACAAGCCGGAATTTTCGTTTCAGCCCTGCTTCATAGCAGCACTATCACCCATTTCCTTCATTTGTCTTCAAAGTCGTACAGCGAACACAAAGCGCTGGGTAACTACTATGAGGACATCCTCGATGTAGCCGACAAGTACGCTGAGGCGTATCAAGGGCATTTCGGCATCATCCCGATGACCGCCTACATTGACGACTTTAAGGTGCAGAAGGACGCTAAGGCTTACGTTGGCGGCTTGCTGGACTTTGCCAAGAGTATGCGCGACCAGCTACCCGACGAACCCGACTTGCAGAACATCCACGACGAGATCGTGGGTCTGATCGCCGCCACGCTGTACAAGCTGGAAAACCTTGCGTAATGCCTAGCACATCTGACAAGCAGCGCCGCTTTATGGCCGCCGCCGCTCACGACCCGGCTTTCGCCAAGCGTGTAGGCATCCCCCAAAGCGTAGCCCGCGACTTTAACCAAGCCGATAAGGGCAAGAAGCTAGCAGAAACTATGAAACGGATGCCAAAGCGCGACTAGTATCTCCCAAATTGTTGTGTTAAAACAACGACATGGCTGCACGGAAAATACATACGACGCTACGGGATGAGTGGAGGCAGAAGATCAAAGCCTCCATGCTCATCAATCGACTGCAAGACCATGCGTTTGGGGATGTGGAAATGACTCCAACGCAACTGAAAGCAGCCGAGATACTGCTTAAGAAGGTCGCACCTGACCTTGCTCGCACCGAAATGACTGGAGAGGATGGCGCACCACAGGAACTGGTTATCCGATGGAAGGAGCCGACCTAGTGGAGATTGAAATGCCTTACCAACCCCGTAAGGCGTTTATGCCGTTCCACAACCGCACGAAGCGATGGGCCTGCATCGTGGCGCACCGCCGTGCAGGAAAGACGGTCGCAGCCGTCAACGACATCATCCGAGCAGGGATAACGTACCAAGGGCCAAACGGGCTATTTGGCTACGTTGCCCCTTACATGAACCAAGCCCGACGCATTGCTTGGGACTACTTCAAGTACTACGCCGCACCGATCACCAAGGAAGCCAACGAAAGCCAGATGACCCTAACGCTGGTCAACGGCGTCAAGATCAGCCTGTTCGGTGCCGACAACGCCGATGCCATGCGCGGCCTTGGCTTCTCTGGCATCTACCTTGACGAGTACGGCGACTTTAAGCCGAGTGTGTTTGGGAACGTAATTCGCCCTGCCTTGTCAGATAAACAGGGTTGGGCGGTCTTTGCCGGTACACCGAAAGGCAAAAACCAGTTTTGGGAAGTGTTTGATACAGCCACTCGAATCCCTAGCGAGTGGTTCCTGCTGCGCTTACCCGCCTCAACCAGCGGGCTTCTCCCGGCGTCAGAGCTAGCCGCCGCTAAAGCGCAATTGTCCGAGGATCAGTACTTGCAGGAGTACGAGTGCAGCTTTGAGGCTGCCATCCTCGGAGCTTTTTACGGCACAGAGATGCGCCAAGCGCAAGACCAAGGCCGTATCCGCAACCTTCCTTACGATCCCAACCTACCCGTCTATACGGCATGGGACTTGGGTTATCGAGACGACACCGCTATCTGGTTCTATCAAGTGCTGCGTGGCGAAGTGCGCGTCATCGACTTCTTTGCCGTCTCGGGCGCTGACATCCATTACATCGCCGAGGTCGTTACCCGTAAGCCCTACGAGTACGCCAAGCACTACTTACCGCATGACGCCCGTGCCAAGAGCTTGCAGACGGGCCGCAGCGTGTTGGAGCAGTTAGCCGCTTACCTTGACATCAAGAAGCTGGCGGTTGTCCCTGACATTGGCTTGCAGTCAGGTATACAGGCTGTGCGTATGCTGCTGCCGCGTGTGTACTTTGACGCCGAGAAGTGCCACGACGGCATTGAGGCGCTACGCCAGTACCAACGTGAATACGATGAAGATAAACGCAGCTATCGAACATCCCCGCGCCATGATTGGACGAGCCACCCTAGTGACGCCTTCCGTATGCTTGCGGTATCATGGCAGGAGCAATCTGACAAGTCCCCGGCTACAGCGGAGCCGAAGCCGCTTATAGTCGGCCCAGAGAACACAGTCACACTTAACGAGATGTGGGCTGTGCATGACCGCACTACGAGCAAGAGGATACGGATATGAGTTTGTCGGTTACACAGTCCCAGAACTACAAGAACCTGACCGCTACGGGAACCGTATTCACGGGGCCGTGCGGGATGTTCGGTATCTTCGTGGCTTCTGCTTCCAGCACCCCGACCATCAAGGTCACCGATGGCACCGATACGGTCGTCAATACGTTCACCCCGTCGGGTGGCACGTTCTACACGATCCCGGCCCGCGTTAACACGAGCCTTGTCGTGACGATTGGCGGTACGGTTGACTGCACGGTGTTTTGGACGCCATGAGCCGCAAAGCCGGTTTGTACGCCAACATTCTCCGAAAGCGTGAGCGCATAGCTGCCGGTTCGGGCGAGCGTATGCGTAAGCCCGGCGAGGAAGGCGCACCGACCGCTAAAGCGTTTCGGGAAAGTGCCAAGACCGTGAAGAAGGAAAACAAATGAGCGCAGCGTGGCAGCGTGAGGAAGGCAAGAACCCGAAAGGCGGTCTGAACGCCAAGGGTCGTGCTAGCTACAAGGCCGAGACGGGTGGCACCCTCAAGCCGCCAGTTAAAGCAGGCGATAATCCGCGCCGCGCATCGTTTCTAGCCCGTATGGGCAACATGGCTGGCCCGATGGAAAAGAACGGGGAGCCGACACGCCTTGCGCTTGCCCTCCGTGCATGGGGAGCTAGCAGCAAGGAAGAAGCCCGCGCCAAGGCAAAGGCCATTAGCAGCAGGAACAAAGGTAAAGACTAATGGAAAACCTCGTTAGCCCAGAGGTCGATAAGTACCTCCGCGTTATTGGCGCTTATGACAACGAGTTCGCCAAGTGGACGGCTCGCACCAAAAAGATCATCAAGCGCTATCGGGACGACACCCGAGGCCAGACGGGCAACGAGACGGCCAAGTTCAACATCCTGTGGTCAAACGTCCAGACGTTGATCCCGGCTGTTTACGCAAAACTCCCGAAAGCTGACATCACCCGCCGTTTTGGTGACAATGACCAAGTAGGTCGCGTGGCTTCGCAAATCCTTGAGCGAGCCATCGACTTTGAGATTGAGCATTACCCTGACTTCCGCTCAACCATGAAGTACGCCGTAGAAGATCGGTTCCTCGGTGGGCGTGGCACGGCATGGGTGCGTTACGAGCCGCACGTTCGCCCGCAAGGCATTGAGGATGACGGCCTACAAGTAACCGAGGACGTAGAGGCAGGCGAGCTTGCCGAAGTTCCCGAGGAAATCGAATACGAACGCGCCCCGGTGGATTACGTCCATTGGCGCGATTTCGGCCACTCACAAGCCCGCACATGGGAGGAAGTGAGTCAGGTATGGCGCTGGGTCTACATGAGCAAAGAGGCTCTTGTAGAGCGTTTTGGCGAGGAAATAGCACGGAAGATTCCGCTTGACCAAGGCCCAGAGCCTCTCAACGCTTATAACGAGTCCAAGCGTTCGTACAACCGTGCAAAGATTTGTGAACTTTGGGACAAGGAAACGCTCAAGGTTTATTGGCTCTGTAAGGGTATGCCGCAGATCATCGACGTTCGTGATGATCCGCTCGGTTTGGAGGGCTTCTTTCCCTGCCCGAAGCCGCTGTACTCCACGACGACCAGCGACACGCTTGTTCCTGTTGCCGATTTCATCCTGTACCAAGATCAAGCGATGGAGTTAGACATCCTGTCTGACCGCATTGACGGCTTGGTTAAGGCGTTGCGAGTTCGTGGCGTATACGACGCAAGCCAACCGGCCTTGCAGCGCCTCTTAACTGAAGGTGACAATAATGCTCTCATTCCAGTTGATAAGTGGATGGCTTTCAGCGAAAAGGGAGGACTTAAAGGCTCTATTGACCTCCTTCCGCTGGATCAAATCGCCCAAACCCTGCTCAACTGTTACCAAGCCCGAGCAGACATCAAAGGCCAAATCTACGAAATCACCGGCATCTCGGACATTATCCGTGGTCAGAGCGCCGCATCTGAGACGGCGACGGCCCAACAAATCAAAGGACAGTACGCGGGATTGAGACTGCGTTCGATGCAGGAGGACGTAGCCCTCTTTGCGTCAGAGTTAATCCGGCTGAAAGCGCAGGTCATGTGCGCCAAGTTCCAGCCGCAGACCATTCTTTCGTATGCCGCCGCACAACAGATGGCCGAAGTGGATCAACAGATGATCCCGCAAGCCCTCCAGTTGATGCAGGATCGCCCGCTTCGCAACTTCCGCGTGGAGATTGCCGCCGATAGCCTCGTCCAGATCGACGAGAACCAGATGAAGCAGGATCGCTTGCAGTTCATCCAAGCCTTCGGTGGGTTCTTGCAACAAGCGTTGCCGGTCGGCCAAGCCTCGCCGCAGCTTGTCCCAATGATGATGGAGCTTATGAAGTTCGGTGTGCAGGCGTTTAAGGCGTCGCGTCCGATTGAGGGCCAGATTGACGTTGCGATGGAGCAGCTTAAGCAAGCCGCCGAGCAACCAAAGCCCGAGGTCAACCCAGAGGCGCAGCAAATGCAAGCCGATCAAGAGCGTATGCAGATGGAGCTTCAGATGAAGCAACAGGAAGCGCAGATGGAGGCGCAACTAGAGCAGCGCAAGCTTGAAATGCAAGCGCAGATGGACAAGTACAAGGCTGACTTGGACGCACAAACCAAGATCAACGTGGCTCGTATCGGTGCAAACCCCGGCGTGGACATCCCGATGTTGGAGGTCACCAAGGCCAACACCGAGCGCATGATGGAGAACGTGGAAAACAACGTCACCGCCTCCACGCAAGCTATTATCCAGATGCAGCAGCAGACCACACAGGTCTACGCAGAGATGATGGCAAAGTTGGACGCAGCCCTTCGTGCCATGACCGCACCGAAGCGCATCGTTCGTGGCCCAGATGGCCGTGCCGCAGGGGTAGAAATCGCGCAACAGCCGTTGCCATTGCAGCAACCGCCAATGCAGCCGCCGATGACGAGGCAATAAACGATGGCTTTTAATCTGCAAGATCGCGTCAAAGAGACGACGACCACCATTGGTACGGGCAGTTTCACGTTAGGCGGCACATCCACAGGGTTTGTGCCGTTTGGCGTCATTGGTAACGGCAACGAGACGTACTACACGGCTGTTGATAACACGACAGGCGATTGGGAAGTCGGCATTGGCACCTACAACACCGGCACGTTGACCCGTGACACGGTGCTGGCCTCTAGCGATAGCGGTAACAAGGTCGCTTTCGCGCCGGGTAGCAAGGACGTATTCGTTGCGTACCCTGCCGAAAAAGCCGTCACGCTGGATACCGCACAAACGCTGTCCAATAAGACGCTCACGGCTGCTGACCTCGGCACCCCGACATCTATTGTCCTGACGAACGGCACCGGATTGCCGCTCACCACAGGTGTTACGGGAACGCTTCCTGTCGGGAATGGCGGTACTGGCGCAACCACGCTGACCGGCTACGTCAAAGCGTCGGGAACCTCGGCCTTTACCGCTGTTGCGACTGTCCCGGCAAGCGACATTACCGGCCTCGGTACGATGGCGACCCAAAACGCGAGCAGCGTTGCCATCACGGGCGGCTCGGTCAACGGCACTACTGTCGGAAATTCGACACCTAGCACGGGCGCATTTACCGAGGTCACCGTTGATAACCTCAACATCAACGGCAACACGATTAGCTCGACCGACACCAACGGCAATATCGTCCTTGATCCCAACGGAACAGGCACGGTTGACGTTTCGTCGGCCAAGATCGTCAATGTTGCGACCCCGACCAACACCAACGACGGCGTAAACAAGGCGTATGTTGATACGCTTGTTGCCAGCGGCATCACTTATCACACGCCCGTCAAGTACGAGGTGCCAACGGCACTTACCGCGACCTACAACCAACCGGGCGGTGCGGGAGTTGGCGTCGGAGCCACGCTGACCAACGCAGGAACGCTTGCGGCCTTTGCGCCTGACGGCCCGACTGTTGCCTCGGTTGGTGACCGAATCCTGATTTATAACCAAGCCAGCGCGTTCCAAAACGGCGTGTACACGGTCACGACCGTTGGCGATGGGTCAACAGCGTGGGTGCTAACTCGCGCGACTGACGCGGATACTTATGCGCTGAAAAGCCCAAATGGATTGGGCGAGGGCGATGCTTTCTTCGTTACGTCGGGAAGCACGGGCGCAGGCGAAACCTACGTCTGCAACACAACCGGCACGATTACATTTGGCACAACCGCCATCAACTTCGTGCAAGTGGCTGCGGCACAGGTTTACTCCGCAGGCACAGGGCTGACCCTTTCGGGTACGACATTCAGCATTACGCCTGTCGGCACGGCCAGCACCTACGGGTCTGCCTCGCAAGTCCCGGTCATTACAACCAACGCTTCGGGGCAGGTCAGCAGCGTTACGAACACCTCCATTGCGATCAACGGTAACCAGATCACTTCTGGCACCGTCGCAGTTGCAAATGGCGGCACGGGAGCATCGACTTTAACGGGTTACGTTAAAGCCTCGGGTACGTCTGCCTTCACGGCTGTGGCGTCAATCCCGAACACGGACATTTCTGGCCTCGGCACGATGTCCACGCAGAACGCTAACAGCGTCGCTATTACAGGCGGCAGCATCAACGGCACGACCGTTGGCGCATCTACGGCCAGCACAGGCGCGTTTACGACGCTCTCAGCCTCCAGCGGCGCGACTATCTCTGGCGGCAACCTTGCGTTTACGACGACCGCCCAGCGCATCACGGGCGACTTCAGCAATGCGACGGTTGCTAATCGCGTGATGTTCCAAAACAGCGTCACCAATGGGAATACAAACGTCGCTGCTATTCCAAATGGAACTGCAACCGTTGGAGTATTCCGTGGATACGGGGCATCAGACCCAACAAATGCAACTGCAATTTCTATTGCGCAAATTGGAGCAACTGATTCGCGTATTAGTGCTGAAATAAACGGCACGGCTTCTTATACGCCGATGACCTTCTACACCGGAGGCAGCGAGAGGGTCAGGATAGATACGTCGGGCAACGTCGGTATTGCTGTTACGCCAAGCGCATGGGGAAGCGATACTCGTGCATTGCAGATTTTCAACAGGACATCTTTGTCCGATCTGCAAAGCACAACCCAACTGACCAATAACGGACATTGGACGGGAAGTAGCTGGGTTTATCGAGAAACCGCCGCCGCAGGCAATTACTACATTAGCGGCAACAGCCATGTTTGGCGTATTGCAGCATCTGGCACCGCTGGAAATGCCATAACTTGGACGGAGGCGATGCGTATTGACTCCTCCGGCAACGTCGGTATTGGTAACACAGCAGCGAACGTCAATGACCAAGTTGGCGCCACTCGCCCATTGTTGGTGTCAAAAGCAGATTCAGTTACCACGATTGCAGGAAGTCAGGCGACTATTGTTATCGGAAATGCCAATACAACAACCAACAATACGTCGCAATTAACTTTTGCCGCGATAACTGGTGCAAATAACACTTATTTCGCATCCGCAGCAATTAACTGCGTTTTTGGCGCAAGAACTAACGGCCAGTACCCAACAGGGCAGTTGGTATTTAGCACTTCGACTTCGCTGAATAGTGCGCCAACTGAAAAAATGCGGATTGATAATTCCGGCAACGTCGGTATTGGCACAACTTCGCCGGGTACAAGACTAGATGTGGTTGGAGGGAGGACAACGTTATCCGCAAATAGCGAAACATACGCTTTGGGCGTTAGGTATCTTTCGTCTACAGGCCCGTATTACATTGGCGCAACAAACTCGGCTTCTCCAGACTTGGTTTTCAGTCAGGTTGGTGGCAGCGAGAGAATGCGTTTGGGGGATGGTGGCGGCTTATCAGTTGGCACTACCGCAGTCGGCACGGCGGGTGAAATCCGCGCAACCAACAACATCACAGCGTACTACTCCGACGCTCGCCTGAAGGACTTTAAGGGCAAGATCGGTGATGCGCTGTACAAAGTCAGTCAGTTGAATGGCTACTACTACACCGAGAACGAGAAGGCAGAGGAGTTTGGTTACAACAACAAAGAACTCCAAGTCGGCGTTTCGGCGCAGGAAGTACAGGCTGTATTGCCAGAAGTAGTCACGGCTGCTCCGTTTGATTTGAATGAAAACAACGAGAGCAAATCTGGTGAGGACTACATGACCGTTCGATATGAAAAGTTGGTGCCGCTTTTGATCGAAGCCATCAAAGAGTTGAAGGCCGAAGTTGAGGCGCTTAAGGCGGCAAAGTAAGCCATGACGCTAAACGCATCAGGCCCAATTAGTCTTGGCGGTTCAACGTCAGGGCAGTCTATTTCTCTTGAGTTAGGTAAATCTGCAACGGCGCAAATTTCGCTGAACGATTCCGATGTTCGCACGTTGGGCGGGAAAGCAAGCGGCGCAATAACGATGCCAACCGATTTTTGGGGCAAGTCATCGTATACGCCACCCCCGACCATTGAGTATTTAGTTGTTGCTGGCGGCGGTAGCGGTGGCGGCGCGGGTACTACTTGGGCCACAGGCGGTGGCGGCGGCGCTGGCGGTTATCGAACTGCAACTGGATTTACTGCTGGCACGGGAACATTGACGGTCACGGTTGGCGGCGGCGGCGCAGCAACGGCCACATACGGGGCGGGAAATAACGGCACAGATTCGTCAATTTCAAAATCAACCACGATTACTTCAACGGCTGGCGCTGGCGGTGTTGGTTGGAATAGTACGGCGGCTGCAACTGGTGGATCAGGCGGCGGCGGCGGTGGTTACCAAAGCAACGTCATTACAACCGGCGGCGCTGGAACTGCGGGTCAAGGTAACAACGGCGGTAACGGTACTTATCAAATTAGCACCAACTCCGCTGGTGGCGGCGGCGGTGGAGCAGGGGCTGTTGGCGCAAACTGCACGAACGCAAACGGCGGCGCGGGTGGTGCGGGTTCTACGTTTGCAGGAACGACATACGCAGGCGGTGGAGGCGGCGGCGGTCACACAACGGGCGGCGGCGGTGGTACTGGCGGCGGTGCTGCTGGCGGCGCTGCTGACGCAGACGGCGGAACCGGAACCGCTAACACAGGCGGCGGTGGCGGTGGAGGCGGCGGCGGTACAGTTCGCGGAACAACCGGCGGTGCTGGCGGTTCTGGCATCGTTATCGTGCGCTACTCTGATACTTACTCAGCCGCAACGTCCACGACGGGATCGCCAACGATTACGGTATCCGGTGGGTATCGCACTTATAAATTTACCGGCTCTGGATCAATTACTTGGTAGCTTATGGCGCATTTTGCACAACTTGACGAAAACAACGTCGTTATCCGAGTCATTGTTATTGCTAATGACGGGCTTATGGATGCCAATGGTGCGGAGTCAGAGCAGAAAGGCATTGAGTTTTGCCAATCGTTGTTTGGCGCAGAAACCCGATGGGTGCAAACGAGCTACAACAACAAGTTTCGATACCGCTATGCGCCTGTTGGCGGCACATACGACCGAGACCGTGACGCTTTTATCTATGCGAAACCGTTTCCATCATGGGTATTTAATGAAGCTACCTTAGATTGGGATGCACCTGTTCCATACCCGTCAGACGGAAAACCGTACCGTTGGGATGAACCCACGCTTTCGTGGGTAGAAGTCGTGCCAGATGAAAATGAGTAAGGGCAGAAAATAATGTTTGCTGTTGCTCCATTTTGCGTATTGCCGTTTGCGGTGGCTGCCGTTGCAGCACCCCCGCCCCCGCCCCCTGTCGTCATCGTTGACGGCCACGACGGCGGTAAGAACAAGAAACGCAAAGAGCCGCGCTACGACGAAGATTCCAAGCGCCGCGAAGCGCGACGCAAAGAAGTTATATCCATTTACGAGGAACTGGTTGAGGGTCGCCCGCGTGTGGTGGCTGAAATCGTTGCCCCGTTTGTAGAAACCCCCGTTGCGGCCTACGACATCCCAGCAGTTGAGCAGATCGACTTTGATGCGCTGCTCGCTGACGTTGAGCGGTTGCAGGCTTTGTATCGGGAAATGCAAGAAAAAGACGACGAAGAAGTGTTATTGTTACTCCTATGAAACGAACCTACGTTTTTATTGACGGCGAGTTTGTAGAGCGCAAAAAGGACGCCAAAGGGCGTTATCACTACGTTATGCCCGACATCGTGCCGTACAAAAGCATGATTGACGGGAAAATGGTCACTTCCCGCTCGGAACACCGCCGCCATCTCAAGGCCAACAACTGCATTGAGGTTGGCAACGACGACCCGTCACGGCATCTCAGGCACGAAAAGCCCGTTGATACCCGCCTCGAACGCATTAAGCACATGGTCAACACCCAACTGACCAATGAGCAAGCGGATCGCATTCTGCGCGATTTACGCCAACACGCGAACTTTACCAATCCCCACAGGAGAGGATGATGAGCGACCTGAACAACACTCAACCCACAGTTGACAACGAAACCGTAGACCGCAAAGAACTGCTTGCCCGCCAGTTTGAGGAAGCCGAGGCACAGCCCGAAGCGCCCCGAGAGTCTGGCCGCGACGAATCTGGCCGATTCGCCAAGACCGTTGCCGAAGAACCCACGCCCGAGCCTGCCGAGGAAGCCGTATGGCGTCGTCCTCCGGCGTCGTGGAAGAAGGATTACCATGAGGTTTGGCAGAAAGCCGACCCTCGCCTGCAAGAGTACGCCTACCAGCGCGAAGAACAGATGCGCCGGGGCGTGGAACCGCTGCTGCAAGCCAAGCAATTTGCCGATTCCATCCAAGAGGCGATCAGCCCGTATATTTCGACCATTACTGGCCTTGGGCTTAAGCCCGAGCAGGCCATTGCGTCGTTAATGAAGGCTGATCACACCCTTCGCACCGCTGACCCCCAGACCCGTTACAACTACTTTATGCAGTTGGCGAACGAATACGGCGTCAGCCTCCAAGGTATGCCGCAGGGCCAAGCGCCTGCCGTAGACCCGACCATTTTTAACCTCAAAAATGAGCTTGCGAGCGTTCGTGGCGAAGTGCTGACTTGGAAACAGCAGCAGGAAGCCGCCGAGCAAGCCGTATTAAGCAACGAAATAGATTCCTTTGCCCAAAAGGCCGAGTACTTCGAAGAAGCACGGCCAGAGATGATTAAGCTCCTCCAGAGCGGCGTAGCAGAAACGCTTGAGGACGCTTATGATAGGGCTGTTTATGGAAATAAGGATTTGCGTGAGCGCGTACTGTCAGCCCAACAGGCACAACAGGCCGCTAAGGCTTCCGCAGAGAAAAACCGAGCAGCGAAAGCCGCTCGGGCCGCTGCTGTGAGTGTCAGAAGCGCCACACCCGGCGCTAACACGGCTCCCAAAGCGCAAAGTCGTCGTGCGTTAATCGAAGAAGCCTTCGAAGAAACTAGCGCACGGTTGTAAACAACTGATATAGGAGCATCTAAATGGCTTATGCCAACTCTAGTATCAGCGACATTATCGCTACTACGATTCAGAGCCGTAGCGGTGAACTCGCTGATAACGTGACCAACAACAACGCGTTGTTGCGTCGTTTGAAGGAGCGTGGGAACGTCAAGACGTTCTCAGGCGGTAACGTGATTTTGCAAGAAATCATGTACACCGACCCGACCACCAACAACACCAACTCGTACAGCGGCTATGAAGTGCTGAACGTTGGTCAGAACAGCCCCATCTCGGCGGCTCAGTTCTCGATCACGCAGTACGCTTCTGCTGTGACCATTTCGGGTCTGGAGATGATCCAGAACTCGGGCAAGGAGGCCATCATTGACCTTCTTGACGGTCGCATGGAAGTGGCTGAGGCGCAGCTTGCCAACCGCATCAGCGGTGACCTGTACGGCGACGGCACCGGCAACGCGGGTAAGAACCTTACGGGTCTTGCCGCTGCTGTGCCGGATGACCCGACCACGGGAACCTACGGCGGCATCAACCGCGCTGTGTGGACGTTCTGGCAGTCGAAGAAGTACAGCGGCTTGACCGATGGTCTGGCTGCCGTGTCGGCTTCGAACATCCAGTCGTACATGGACGCGCTGGCCGTTCAACTCGTTCGTGGCACCGACAAGCCTGACCTCATCGTTGCGGATAACAACTACTATCGGTTGTATCTCCAATCGTTGCAGGCCATCCAGCGTATTACCGACGCTGGTTCGGGCATGGCGGGCGCGGGCTTTGCTTCGCTCAAGTACTACGGTGCTGGTATGGCCTCCGACGTTGTGTTGGACGGTGGTATCGGTTCCTCGACGTACAACAGCGGTGCTGGCAACGCGAACCATATGTGGTTCCTCAACACCAAGTACCTGCACTTCCGTCCTCACAAAGATCGCAACTTTGTGCCGATCGGCGGCGAGCGGCAGGCCGTCAACCAAGACGCCATTGTTAAACTGATTGGCTGGGCCGGTAACCTCACCTGCTCGGGCGGTCAGTTCCAAGGCGTGTTGATCGCTTAAGGAGTAACGAAAATGACTGTTTCAACATCTGGCGTCATTGGCGTGGCTCTGGGCAACACCGACACCTCCCCGCAGTTCAACGTTGGCACGAGTGTCAACTTGGACGACGGCGGTCAGGCTGTGTATGTGCAGGCTGCTTCGGCGGTCGCGCAATACGATGCGGTTGCCGTTCTCGGCAACAACACGGTGGTGCCGATTACCACGACCAACTCGGCCAACAGCAAAGCCGTTGGGTTTGCCCAAGTGTCGATTGCCTCTGCCGCTTACGGCTGGGTGCAGATCGGCGGCAAGCCGCGTGTCAAACTGGCTGCGTCCTGCCTCCCGGCTGTCCCGCTCTACACGACGGCGACGGCTGGAACGCTTGACGATACTGCGGTTAGCGGTGGTCTTGTGGCGGGCATTGTTGCCGTCACCACGGCTTCCGGTGCTACTGCGCTGACTTGCGTTGCGGGCTACCCGCACGTTCTGTCGGGCGTGGCTGGCTAACAATGCAGCCTCTGGAGATCAAGGTTGTAACGGCGGGTACGACGGAGGAACTTTGTTCCAATATCCGCTCGGCGTTAGACCTTGGTCTGCCAGAACTGACCCTCGCTCCCATCAAGCACGATGGCAACATCGTATTGGTGGCGAGCGGGTGGTCTATGCCTGACTACATTGGTGAAATTAAGGCGCACCGCAAAGCTGGTCGCCCGATTGTGGCTGTAAAGGCCGCACACGACTTTCTGGTCGAAAACGGGGTAGAACCCGACCTATGGGTCAACCTTGACCCACGCGACCGTACAAGTGGCATACAGCGGTTAAACGACCATACCGTTTATATGCCCGCCTCACGTTGCCCGCCCTCGACGTTTGAGCATCTGCAAGGGCGCAAGATTCTTTTGTGGCACTCATGGGCAGAAGGCCCAGAGATGGAGGCCATTGGCCCCAACAAGATTGCCGTT